GCCCGTTGATCCCAAATATGCACCTTATTATCATTTAAAAATTTTATATTAGATTGGCCTGATAACAGCCACTCAGTTTCAACAAAGCAAGATCTTGGGAATATTTGCTTTCCAGTAACTACCGGAAATCCATCATTTAAATTTGCTCTAATTTGAGCCGCTGTTATTTGACGCACTCTACCATTTCTGCCATTTACTTTAATTCCTGTTTTCATACAGTTTGACATTACTGTTGAATACATTTGCTCAAAATTGCTCATACAAATTATTTAAATCGTTTAAATCATTTAAAGAAGCCATATAAGCAATTGCATCTAGTAAGTTATCTTCTTTATGAGCATTTGCTTGCCTAGCCAATTTTAAAGCAATTAATATGTTATAACAGTCTTTTATAGTTATAACTTTATTTGACATCTCAGAGGCAATGTTTGCCGTTTTTTGCATGCAAGTATGAAAGTCCCCATACATACGATCTTTTTCTTCACTTCTTAAATAAACAATGTTGTTTGCTTTTTCTAAAATATTCATAGTTAAATTTTAAAATTAATAATTATATGCAAATATAAACAAAAATTGTATTAAATAACATTAGTAAAAATTATTTTTTATTTTTGATTGTATTTTTCGCAAGTCAATTAAATTCTTTGCTTCTTTAATTTCACTTTTTAAATTATATTCTACTCGTTTTGGCGCTTGTAAATTTAAAAGCAGTTCATAATATTCATTATCAATTCGTAGCTGTTTGTCATTAACATCAGTTAAATTTTGATAAGTCTTTAAACCGTGTAAAATTGAAGCATGATCCATATTAAATAAACTTCCAATTTTTTTTAAAGTATAGCCTTCTTTTCTAAGAGCATTAAATAAATAAATTTTTCTGTGTATTATTTCACGTTTTCGGTTTTTTTGCGCAAGTCCGTCTTGTTCTATTATTTCTTTTATTAGTTCTATCATTGTTCGGTTTTTTTAAATGTTTCATTATACCAATATTCAAACTCATCATTTTCCCAACCACCAACGTATGGGCAACTTGCTTTTCTCATTTGTTGCTTTTCTATCTCCAAATACTTATGAAAGTGATTAACAAATTCTCTACCCTCTACTGAGTGCATATTGAAGAGATGGGGCTGTAACTTCTCTAAGTCACTAAACACCTGTTGTACTGCTGTTTTCATTTTTCTATTTGTTTAATTTCTAAAATAATATCATCATTCTTTTGTATGAGTTGCTTAACATGATCAGCATCATATGCCTCTACGATCCTGGTCACTAACTTTACAGGACCATTCCAATAGTCAAAGGTCTTATACACTACTTTATATATCTTCATTGTCATTATTTTTTATTGGCACATCTAAGCCATACATTAAATCAAACATTGCAAAATCTCTATTTGCATTTCTCTTACTACCCTCATAATTCTGAAAGTACCACTCTCTGAATCTCAGGTATTTTTGGTGAGTATAATCACCATTAGCTATAGCATCCTGTACCTCAATAGCTAGCTGTGTAAACTCAGTCATTAGATTTATTATTTATGACTTGTAAATACCTCAGGTAAAGAGGCAGATTAAATCCACCCCTTATCTCTTCTGCTGTTCTCCTGCTAGTCCAAAACTTTATAATTGCGTTGATTGTCATAGCTTAGATTTAAGTAGGTTAAGTTCTACCTCATCTAGAACATACATAGATAGCCATTCGTTATCAGTTTCTGATGCATTGTAGGTAAATGGCTTAATAGTGCCTGCTATGTATACATCACTATCATAGTCAGTGGTCCAATTAGACCAATAAGTATTGTCTTTTTTGTATAGGTTTATAAAGTTCATAAGATTAGCTCTAAAAAAGTGAATAAAAATAAGATTGATAATGTTACAGTTGTAACAATAAGCATAGCTATAGCAAATGCTTTCTCTTCAGCTCCTACAGGAGTGAAATAATTAATTAGTCTCTTCATTGATTCTATTCATTTGGTTAAATAAATTTTCTACTTCTTGCAATTGTTCATCGTCTAAAAATGTACATAAGTTTTGAATAATTAAATTTTAACTAAAAAATTTAATGTTGTTATAGCCTCTTATGAAGGATTTTCACTAAGTTTAAATTAATTAATAAATTTTAAATGGGAGTATTTAGTGATAGATGAGGG